TGCCTCCTCCAGCGACTGTGCTGCTTTCGCTACTCTGGCGAGACCTTGTTCTGCATCTGTGGTCTCTGCTCTCGCTTCGACAATGAGCTCCTCTTTGATTGCCATTGTTACCTCTCGTTGCGCTGCGCGTGAACTGCTCTCTCGACTAACCGCTTCTCGACTCGGAGAGTCCGGTGAACATCACGAAATGCTGGACTCCAGAGGTGCCGAGAGAGAGTCGCTCCGGCTTCCGAGTCGGCAAAAATCATGACATACTCCAGAGAGTCCGAGTCTGCCTGCATAGCAGGGCATCGGTCAATCGGTGTAGAGGAGAGGTCTGGACGATCGGCAAATCCGGAGTGGAGCATCGACCACATCGGTGACTGCCAGCCAAGCGGAAAGGTCGGGTGTTCGACCGCAAGCGGGTTTCGCTTCGGGAGTCCAGAACAGCCCATCGAGGTGTTTCGGCCGTCTAGCGTGCAGGAGGAGCAGTCGAACTCTGCTCCACCGTCAGCGCGGATTACTGCCAGACGGTATGTAGTTGTTACTTTCCCAAGAGCTCGGAGTCGTATGCTCCGGCGCAGATCGCGCCGCAGACCTCTCCGACCAGCCTGGACGGCAGATTGTTCTCGAACCATTGCCGCCGCTCCTCTTTGTCTACGGGAAGCCGATGCACCTGGAGGTCCTCTCCAGCCCGACGCACTTCGATCCGGTCAATCAGCGTGGTGAGAGGAGCCTCGATTGCGTCGAGCCAGCCTGCGAAATCAACAGCAGTCGTGTTGTTGAGAGCCGTCTTCAACTCCTCCCTGGCGACAAGGTCCCAAGTGTAGAACACCGTGACAGAGTCTGGAGAGGACGCGAAGACTTTCGGAGAATACGGCAGAGGAGGCAGAATCGACATTGGAGTCCTTGTCGGTTGAAGGGAGCCTCCAGCCTACCGCTACTCGCTGCCGAGCGTCAAGGTCAGCGGCGCATCGTTCTCGACATTCTTGACCGAGACTCCGTCGAGTTTGGCCCTGGTGCCAGTCGCTCGCTGCGGAGTCGTGTTCGGGAACTGGACCTTCGGCAGCGTGAACTTGAAGCCACGGCCCTTTGCTGCGGTGCCGCTGGAGTAGGCAGACGGGTAGGCGAAAGCGGAGGTGATGTTGAAATAACCGCCAGCCCTGGCAATCGAGAAGATGCTCCAGACAGAGGCCTCGACCCAAATCGGGTCGATGGACACTGCCACATCGCGCTTCGTGATTCCGATTGCTCCGACTCCGAGAGTGGACAGAGCACCGTCTGACATGATTGCCTCTGCTCCGAAATCGACGGAGACCTCAGCCATTGTGGCATTGGCGACATACTCATCTCCAGCAGCATTGACCTGGAGACGAACTGCTTGGCCCATGCCGCGGATGAACTCTTGAGCTACGGCATCCCAGTTGTTGCCGGAGAGGTCCTCTTCGGTATCGCTCCAGTCGGCCGAATAGACACCGAGGCCTTCGAGTTTGATGCGGTGGAGTCCATCGGACTTGATCGAGACCGTAGCCTTCGAGATACGGCAGCCGACGAGGTAGGCAGACAGCATGGCGTTTGCTGCAGATGCACCTCCGGTCGGGTCTCCCTTGATGCCGAAGAAACCGCGCATCGAGAACGAGCAGTTCGTGCCGTTCGAGTTCGCATTCGGCACAAGGTCCAGAGTCGGATTCGGAACATTGTTTGTGCTGGTCACTGTGAAAGCAGTTTGAAGGACCTCAGTCACGAACCGCGGCACCAGAATGTTGTAGTTGCCTGCTCCTGATCCAGCAGAAGTGCCAAGACCGTACAGAGGAGCCTCGAACGACCAAGTGCACTTGGCAGAGGTGACCTGGCCGAGATAGGCAGTACCGTACGGGTCCTCCAGCATCGGCTGCTCCATTGCAAAGCCGAGGTCGATGGTCATCGTCTGAGCAAAGACTGGAATCGCGTCTGCCTTCGTCAGAGCCTCTCCAGTCTGTTCGACTGCCTCCTTTGCTACGAGGAGCGCACCGAATGTGCCGTTGTACGGGTTGATTGCTGTCGGGTTCACGATTGCCATGTTAGACTCCGGTGTTGGCAGGTTCGGCGCGAAGTTGAATGACTGTTATGCTGGCAACAGAGTCAGCGAAGGTGTCTCCGTCTGCCCCGTAGTTCGGCGTGATTGTGGGCGACTCAGTCTGGAGAGAGTAGACAACTCCGAGACCTCCGTTCGGGTCCAGAGTCCGACAGGTTCGAGCGAGGTCTCTTGCAAGCAGATACATCACACCACGGCAAAGGTTCAAGGCCTGTCTCCGAGCAAACTCTCTGGCGACAGACACTCCGTAGCCTCCAGCAGTAGAGCCGGAGTCCTCGTTCCTGCGGACTCTCACAAGGACCACAAGACGCTGCTCAAAGAATGTCGACTGAGAGTCCATGCGCTCCGCAGCCTGCGCCGACTCGGTCCAGAGGTAGACGAAGGGAGCCTGCTGCTCGTCCACAAGTTGGGTGTCCGGCTCTCTGTTCGTGAACGCTCCGTCGAGCGGGAAGCCGTCCTGGTCAAACGAGGTCGCCAGTTGAGGGAGCTCAGCCGGAGCGAGCCACGATGGACAGGTCGAGAACTCTCCAGTTGCCGAATACAACTCGTCCAGAGTGCCGCTTGCTGTAGGTCCGCTGCCGTCTGTTCCAGCAGTGAGCTGATACAGCGCCGCTAGGGAGATGCCGTCTGCGCCCCACCATGCTGCTGCTGGCCCGCTCACGGCTCACTCCGAGCCGATCGGAAGCCTTCTCGACCGAGACGGCCACGGAGGATGCGCTGCATACCGCGAGCAACCTCGAATGCAGTCTTGTCGGTGAGCCGAATGATCGGGCGAGCCGGAGTGCTGGAGGTCTTGTCCCAAGGTTGCCAAAACCCGCCTTCGGCCAGCCGAGCTGCAATCTTGCCCTTTCTGCCCCTGGCACCCCAACGCATCGTCTTCCCTCTCACCTCTTCGGTGTGGTCTGGATCGCCTTCTCGGAAAGCAGAGCGAAGCGGGTTCTTTGAGCCGCTCCAGACCAGCACCTGAGAGCCTCCTCCACGCTTCTGCTTGTGGGCGGCATACTTCGGCTCCGAGCCGTAGGCCGACCATGTGTCTGCATAGGCGTTGGAGCCGGAGTTGTTGAAAGCATCTTCGGTAGAGCCTTCAAGAGTGAACTGCTGCTCCATGACTGTAACAGAGAGGCCTGGAACAGTGGTCGGGCGAATGAATCCTGCCCACAGCAATGACCAGTCCTCTCGGATCGTCTTGTCCATGAGCTGGAGGACCTTCGGCAGAGTCTTGAGTCCAGCAATCTTGATTTGCACATTCGACATTGGTGCTCCTCTACCGAGTCCACGAACTTGTTCGGTTGAGCGGGTCCCAAAAGATGCCCCTGGCAGCCTGGAGGTCTGATTGCGACATTCCCTCCGTGTGACTCCGGACTGTGTTCACGCCGTCGACCTGCGCGTATGCCTGCAGATACTCGGCAGGATTGAGTCTGACTTCAGCCAGCCTCCGGCGATACTCCTCCCGCCATGAGTTCGACTGGTCTCTGTTCGATGCCGTCGAGAGTCCGTACTGACCGAGTGTGCCGATGGACACCAGATTGCCGAGGTTGACAAAATCGTTCGGAAAGTCGTTCTGCGTGACGCTGGTCGGGAGGATGCCGATTGCCGTAAGCATCCGGCATACATCCCCAGACACCACATCGATTGCGTGCTCCAGCACAACGAGGTCGGCAGTCTTGAGCCAAGCCATGTAGTTGGCCTGCATCGAGGCAGTCGTGACTCCGAACTGGTTTGTTGATACGAACGGCATGAGCAACCTCCACTAACAAAGAAAGGACAAGCCGATTGCCCGACTTGCCCTTTCCGTCCGAGCTCCAGCGGCAGTGGAGGATCAGCCGCCGTAGTTCGAGGGAGTCTGGACCGGAGTCTGGAAGCAGAAGCCGAGAGCCGGTTCGACGATCGTAACCTGCGCCGCCTGGTATGCGGTGTAGGAGTATTCGTTGACCGTCTCGATGATGCCCTCGCGGAGAGCAAACGGCTGAGCCTCGAAGGTGTAGAGAGCCGAACGGGTGTAGAGGCTGGCGTCGTCCTGCGGAGCGACGTGACCGACCCAAGCGAAGTTCGAGTTGATGAAAGCGTTGGTCGAGGCCTGACCGAGCTCAGCGCTGTTCTGCGAGGCAGACAGGATGAGGACCTCCAGCCTATCAACATCGGGACCGAGGTTGATCGAGATGAGCTCGGAAATAATCTCCGCAGCCTTCGCCGGAGTGAAACCCGTAGCAATGTCGCCAGCAAGCGACTTGAAATACGGATTCTGCTTGAGAGCGAAGAACGCTGCCCAGCCGAGCACCAACTTGTTCGCCTTCTTGCCGACCTTGAGAGAGGCTGCAGTGCCCTTGGCGATCGCCTGGACAACATCGAAAGACGGGTCGTCCCAATACGTGCCAGCGGCACCAGTCGTGGTGTTGCTGCCCCAGTTCGATCCGGTCGAGAGGAGCGAAGCGAGGCGCTGCTCATGCTCCAGCATGACGGCATTCGTCAGAGCCGGAGCAGCAATCTGTCCCTCGTAGGACTGGACACCCTTGGCGTCCATGCGGTCGCGCAGAGGCACCGAGATCGTGGTCTGAGCTTCACGGAGCGGGATGCTGATCGTCTGGTCCTGCAGACCGACATTGACCTGCTTGATCGAGGAGCCTGGAGCCTTGACCAGCGAACGACCTGCAACCGACAGACCCTGCCAGTCCGTACGGAAGAAAGTGCCCTTGAACTGCGTGCCACTCACATCGGTGCCGATGGTCTCGGGCCGAACGGTGGGAGCAGCAAGGCGGCTGATGAACTGCGAGGGATCGTTTGCGATCGCCTCCATTGCCTGCGGGATTGTGACTGTTGCAGTTGACATGGTTCGTTCCTTTCAAGAGGTCCAGAGAGAGAGGAGGAGTCGACTAGTCGACGATGATGCCACCGAGAACGATTGCCGTCCGGAGGTCGCCAGCAGCAGTCGAAAGCGTGCCGCCACCTGGCTCGGAGCCGTAGCCGATGACCTTCGCGCAGACGCGCTTGGACGAACCAGAGGTCCACGGAACGAAGGTGCCGCCGGTGTCGGAGGTCACAAGCGGAGTCGTGTACGGGATTGCCGTCGCGCCGCAGAGGACGTAGCAGAGGCCCTGGACAACGATGGACACCGGCTCTCCGCTCGAAGCCGAGTCGCTCTGGACCACACCGACGAACACATCAGCCGGAGCAGTGCAGGCGATGACCGTACCGAGCGCGGACATCTTGACAGACTGGCCAACAGTAAGCGTGGCACCAGCGGTGAAGGTCTGCGCAACTGACCCTGGAATAGCAAATTGAAGCGAAGTCGCCATTGTCTACCTCTCTCTTGTTAGCGGAGCCGTCCGGCCTCGCGAGCGTTGTTGATACGGGCATACATTTCGCTGACAAACTCCTTGGTGCCCTTTCGGAGACGACCTTCGGAGAGGAGCTCAGCAACAATCTGGTCTGCAGTCTGGAGAGCCGGAGCCGCAGCTGCAGTCCGAACGGTCGCAGCGTGCGAGGAGCCGGAGCGCGAGGCAAGACCAGTGAAATCGCCCAGCATGGACTCAGCCTCGCTGACCTGTCCCTTCGCCAGCGCAAGAGCATAGGCGCGGACATTCGACGGCAGGAGTCGACCAGACTCAACCTCGGACTGGACTTGCTCAGCAATCTTGGCCTCTCCGAACGGAGCGACCTTCGACGCGATTCGAGTAGCAATCGCTTCCGCCTGGTCAACCGGAGCAGCCGACATTGTCGTGGTCGCAGTCGAAGCGGCCAGTTCGGCAGACTCCTCCTCCTCGTCCTCGTCCTCGTCGGTCACGGCATCGACAGCCATTGCATCGCGCATCGAGCAGAGTGAGGCATCGAGTGCGCTGAGCTTCTCGCCCATAGCATGGAGAGTCTCAATGTGCTTCGCCATTGCCTCGTCGATCATTTTGCTGATCTGCTCCAGCATACCTTCGTCCATTCGCAGCGTAACATTCATGTTGTCCCTCGCGTGAAGCCGTCGAGAGAGTCCTCGACGGTAGATTGCAATCGTCTCCTCGACTGGAGTCTCGAATGCGTCGAGCGGGAGGCCGTCGCGAGCAGAGGGAATCGCCTCAAAAAACCCGACATCGACCAGAGCGGCAGCGAACATACACTCGCCGTCGATCGATGAACCATCGGCAAGACGATAGTCCTTTGCCAGAGCAATCGAGAGGTCATGCCAACAGCCGTCTCCGATCTGGAGCCAAGCCTTTGGCGTCCACTCGATACAGGCATAGAGTCCAGCCGGATGCTCGGAGGAGTCTGGACAGACATGAACTCCGAAGATTGTTCCTGCTCGCTCCAGAGTCTCATCGACCTGGTTGCCCTGGAGCCGGAGTTCAATGGCGTGCATGTAGGAAACGGGCAGGCCTTTCGCCTTCGCTCCCTTCGCCTCTTGAGCTCTGAAGAGCGCAAGCGTGCAAGCCTCGATGCTCTGGAGTCTCTCCAGAGAATACACCCGCTCCTCCGACAGCCATTCTACCTGGAGAGACCCGTTGTCGGCTCGGAAGCTCGGAACCTCCATCGACTCCCGCTGGTCCAGCGGCAGCAGCAGATGCCACTTGGTCCTCTCTGCCGTCTCCGGACGCTCGACTCCGAATCGCTGAAACAGCGAGACCTCAGCAGGAGCCGAGCAGAGAGTCGCAAACGCGAAGGTTGAGAGAGAGTCCAGCATCGTTAGCCGAAGAGGTTGCAGGCTGCGACAATGTCGGTGGCGGAGATACGGACCAGCGTAACGGTAGCGAGGTGAGCTGGCGTGATCGTGGCATCGGTAGCGTCACTAACAATCACAGTCACATTCGTGACTCCGGTGATCACCAGATTGTTCGCTGCGCCCTTGTTGTAGACCGTGAACTCGAAGCGATCACCGACTCCCTTGCAGACTCCAGAGGTTCCGTCAGAGAGTAGCGCGAAAGTCGGCAGCGTCAGAGTCCGGTTCGCAGCACCACAGTCTGCGGTGTAGAAGCCGGTGAGCAACTGCGCGACCGTGAGAGTTGCGCCAGCAGCGAGAACTCCAGCGTCAGTGCCAGCCCCGTCGCCAAAGGCTGCAGGAGCGAGAGCAGCAGCACCGTTGCCGCCGGCATTTGCGCCCCGTCCAGTGAAGACAGGATCGACAATGAGGACTGATGCCAATGGGCCGCGATTCGCCATGTGTTCTCTCCGTGGAGGTCCAGTTCGATGTTTGGCTTGCTACGGTACGGAAGCGGCTTGCGTCTACACTTCATTCTGCGGTATCGGTCGCTTCTGTCCACCTTTCTGCTTGGAGGTCAAATGTTGACCAGACGAGACAAAGACCTGCTGCGTGCCGTTCTCACATTGACCAATGCCAAGGTCAACCCTGGAGTCCGAACTGTCGGGAGGCTGCTGACTCCTCCTCTCCAGCATTCACAAGCAGCCAAAGAACTGAACCGACTGGTCGAGCGAGGTATCTTGATTCGGGAGGAGAGGACTCTCGGACAGGGCTCGTCGTTCCGGCTCTCCAGAGAGGCATTGGCAATGATCCAAGCCTCCGGAGTTGTTGCCTCGAAGCCGACTCCAGCCTTCGCCGCAAATCTGGTTGTTGTTGACGAGGACCATGAGCGATCAAAGTTGTCTGAGCAGAACTGAACAGCGATCAAAGTTGTCTGACAAAAGCCGACCGACGATCAAAACTGCGTGAGCAGAACTGACTGGACTGGCGATCAAAGTTGTCTCGGCAGAGCTGAACTGGACCAGACCGACGATCAAAGTTGTCTCGCAAAAACTGACCGACGATCAAAGTTGGGTGACCAGAGTTGACCCGACCAGACTGGACGATCAAAGTTGTCTCCCAAAAACCGAACAGCGATCAAAGTTGTCTCAGTAGAGCTGACTGGACCAGACTGAACGATCAAAGTTGGATTACAAAAGCCGCCAGACGATCAAAGTTGTCGCGGCAGAGCTGACCTGGTCCAGCGACCAAAACTGCATGACCAGAGCCGAGCCGAGCAGCGATCAAAACTGCGTGAGCAGAGCCGACTGGCGATCTAACGTTGCGTTACAAAAGCCGACCAGCGATCAAAGTTGTCTCGACAGAGTTGAACAGACCAGACTGGACGATCAAAGTTGTCTCAGTAGAGTTGACCAGACCAGACTGGACGATCAAAGTTGCGTGACCGGAGCTGACCGACGATCAAAGTTGCGTCACAAAAGCCGATGGACGATCAAAGTTGGCTGAGCAGAGTTGAGCTGCAATCGAGGCTAGTCCTCCTCGACCACAAACTCCGGACCAGCGAACTCAGTAGCGGCGCCTTCGTAGGTGTAGACATAAATGCAGCGGCAGACATTCCCGTAAGGTCCGAGCCTGGACAGGCAGTTGTAGAGCGGAGGCCTGTTCTGAATGTAGGCTGCAGAGCCGAACACGAAATCGCGCCCGTCCAGAGCTCGGCAGTTTGGACAGGTCAGACGATCCATGATTGCCGAGTAGCGAGCCGATACAATCTTCGGAGCCTCCAGCCTGGCGGTCTCCTCTCTGGTGAGATTCGAGACTGTCGTAGAGGCCTGCAGCGATTGTTTCTCCCAAGTAGCAACCGGAGGCTCGAGAGCAGCAATCGCTGTCACAGTTCCGAGTCCGGTTGCCTGGACAAGAGCAGCGTCTCGGAGCCGCTTTGACCAGTCGGCATCGAGGACTCTGGCGAGAGACTCGGCTTGCGAATCAACGATGGACTGGAGTTCGGCAGGGAAGGTTTCGAGGTCCTCGGTAGAGGTCCAGTCCGAACCGACTTGAGCTCGGACTTCAGACAGAAGGTCCTTGCGATTCGTCTCCGACCAACTGGTCAAGAACTCGACAAACACCTTCTTGAACTCCTCGACCTTCGAGAACTCCAGAGCGGCAATCCCTGCCACGTCTCCAGCCTCAACCAACGGCTTGACCTTCCGAATGAACTCTCTCCGAGCATCCTCTGCGAGTTTGCTGGCGAAGACTGCCAGAGCCTTCGACTCGCGCTCGGTTGCAGCGTAGAGCGAAGCCCACGACACACAGTGCTCCGGCCCGACCAAGTCTCGGTGAGTCTGGAATCGTTGGCCGTCTCTACCGTAGACCTCCAGCAACGGCTTCCGAGCCGCGAGTTGAGCTCCAGACCTCTCCCGAACCTTGTTGAACTCTGCGACCTTTCGCTCCGACCAAGTCTTGCCTGGATCGCCGCCCCAAAGGTCCCAAGCGATACGGCCTGCAGACGGGAAGCCGTCTTCACCTACCTCGTAGCCTTCTGCCTTCGAGTCGCTGGCGTGCCGATCAAAATATGCCTTCATCCGGCGAACTGTCTTCTCGGAGAGGTTGCGCCTGTTGGCAATGTCTCTTGCCCTGGCCACGCCTACCTCTGTACCGCCTCTGCCAAACTCCTTGCGCCACTCCAGAGCACGCTTGGCAATCTTCGCCATGCCGGAGGTCGGCTTGGTTTCGACTTGCTCCAGAGTCTTTGACCGGACTCTCTGCGAGAGGAACGAGTCGACAACTGCTCCTCCACCGACGAGACCTCCCTCGGTCGGCAGGTCTGCTGGAGACACCGCTTCGTTGTCCACCGACTCGGTGAGAGCGTCAACGACCTGGTCGGATACAGGCTTGCTGGAGGACTGGTCGACAGCCTTGTCAACTGCTCGCTCATCTGTCGCTTCAGAGTCAGAAGTGTATTCCACTCCGACCAGATTCGAGAGGCTGCGGAGGTCGTCTTCACTGTAGACTGGAGTGCCGTCCGGCTTGACCATCGCCCGAATCTCAGCGACTCCTCTCCAGACAGAAATGACCTCGGTGTCAGACCGAGTCATGATGCCGTCGATTCTGAGCTCAGGCAAAACTGCGAGGTCTCCGACCAGAGTAGCACAGGCTGCCTCGATCCAGTTCCGACGGGAGGACCGGACCTGCTGAGCGTATCCTTGCAACTGCCGGAGCCTCTCCTGTTGCTGGACCTCCATGAGATTGTATGAGCCTCCGCTCTGCCCGATCTCTGTTGCCAGAGCACCGAGACTCCGGAGCAACTCCTTGTCAAAATATTCCATTGCCGCGATGAATCCGGTGTCGGAGTCGAACTCGAGCATCTCCATCGCTACGCCTGGAGGCAGCGACAGGTACGCTTGGCCACTGTAGAAAAACTCTTTGGCAGCAGAGGCAATCGAGTCGCTGACTCCCTTCGCCTTGGCTGAGTCGGCATCCATTTTGAAGAGCGGGAAGCCGTTGCCCCACTTGCGCCTGTGCATGAGCGCGGAGACGAACCATTCGGTCTTGCCCTGCGAGGCATACCATGCCGCTCGGAGGTCGGAGACTCCCTCAAGGTTGAGTCCGATTCGCTGGTTCGAGACCAGCAGCAGCTTCCGAGAGTCGATGACAGGCATTCCCTGGACAGAGACTCCAGAGACAGGAATGTCAGCGAGGAGGCCTGGAGAGCCGCTGGCGTTCTGGACCACACCACACCACCTCTCTCGCTGGTCCCAAAGCCAACGGAGAACTGAGGACTGAGCTCGGTGCTCGACAAAGGTTGTCCGGCGACGACCCTGCAGCCGTGGGTCAATGCCGAACTCATGCAGGACAAAGCCTGGCACCATAGCGTAGGACTGCTCCCGAATAATCTGCTGCGGGTCGAGGTCGGGATTGTGATACCATTCGAGATTGAGGACCTCTGCGGCTCGGTCTGTGGCCTCGCGCATCTGAGCAGCAATCTTGGCTCTGAGCTCTGGAGAGACTCCGTTTGTGGCGACCAGAGCCTCGAAATCAACATCCGGCGTGGCGTAGAACTCGCTTGCTTGGGCGATACGCTCTACCGTGGCTCGGACTGCGTTACGAGCGACAGGATTCGAGCGAACCATCCGCTCGAACTCGCCTTGGTCATAGGCAAGACCTCGAGCCAGCAGAGGCTTGAGCTGCTGCTTGTTCTCGACCTGCGGCAGACCTCCAGCAGTGACTGTTCCAGAGAGGCCCTGCTTTGTCGGCAGGTCTGCTACCTCGGCAACGAGTGTCAGATACTTGTCCTGCGATACGGTCCGACTCCGGAGCGCAATCGGCTCTCCAGCCGTACGGACTAGAATACGCTCAGACGGCAGGTCGTCTCGGTCTCTCCGAGTCGGATCTCTGAACAGTCTGGAGTCATCGACTCGACTGGCATAGTCCTCGAGATTGAAACCAGATCCGACTCGACCAGACCGGACTGGAGCGGGAGGAGGAGTCTGCAAAAACTCCAGAGCCTTCCGCCTGGCGCGGTCTATGGTCGATGCCGTGAACCTTGCAGCCGCTTCTCTCGCCTTGTCGATGCCGTCCATGTGTCCACTCCGTTCGAGACTTGCAGAGGACTAGCCCGTCGAGAGCGACGACACAAGCGGAGAGGACTGGACAGTTGATGCCTGGTCGAGCGGCGGCAGTCATTCCAGCTCAATGACTCCAGCCACAATGACTGCCGCTTCAGATGACGATAAGTCTGAGGCATCCAGACAACCACAATGACTGCCGCTTCAAATGACAGCAAGTCCGAGGCCTCTGAACGGTCATGATGCCTGCCGCTTCAAATGACAGCCAGTCTGGATCATCGGAGCAGTCGGTATGCCTGCCGCTTCAAATGACGGGAAGCTCAAGGCATCCAAACGGTCACCATGACTGCCGCTTCAAATGACAGTCTGTCTGATGCTGCTGGTCTGGAGTCCAGTCCGAGCGGCAGTCAGAGACCTCCTCTCGTCGTCCATGTCCGGAGTGTCGGAACTCCGAGGTTGAAAGACGGGTCGAGGAGTCTCTCGACAGAGCCGGAGATGACCGGAGCATCCGACACCTTGGCACCGAGAACATGAGGCAGAGCATACCGAGCTCCATGAACCAGAGCATCGATTCGCCCTGGTGACCAGCGACGAGAGCCTCTCGGTGGATCGGGGTCCCAAGACACCATCTCGTCCTCCAGCCCGTCAAAGCGGCCAACGTGATGAACAAAACCCTTCCGATACAGGTTCGCGACAGGCACAGCCCTGGACGCTTTGTCTCCGATTGCGTCTACAAGGACGACCGGCACTCTGGAGTCCACGGAGTTCAGAGTGACTCGGACCATGTCTCCGCCTTGGTTCTTCTCGGCCACGATGCAGCCTGCTCCGAGAGTCCAGAACAGTTCAACTGCTTTCTTGGCCCAATCGGCAGGCCCCATTCGACCAGACTCGTCAGCGAGGACAAACAACTGCCCACTGGAGGCCCCGACTGCTACGATGCCAGCCTCGTCGCTGGTGTCGGCTCCAGACAGTGACGGGTCGACTGCAACGCAGAGTCTGTCGAGAATGGGCTGCTCAAGGACTCTGTTCCGATCGATGTCGTCTGAGCTCCAGAGTGCTCCAGCCACATCATCGACAAACTCTCCGAGCAGGAACCGAGACCTGCGCCGACTGTCCATCGCCGCGAGCTCAGACAGATAGTCTGGAGACAGCAACGGGTTGTCAGTCGGGTTGACCTGGCAGGCGAGATACCAGTCTCGGTTGAGCAGAGGACCTCCGAACGGGTTCTTGCCAAGCAGAAACTCCTGCGCTGTCCAGTGACGAGAGCCGGAGGGATTGAGGTCGTAGAACATACGGACTGCCATTCGGCCCCCGCTGTTCCTGTATGTGGGTCGCTGGGCAAGACGGGAGCGAATGAGCGGCACCACGCCCCACGGTATCTGCGAGCATTCGTTCAGATAGATTGTCGAGAACTCCATGCCGAGCAACTTCTCGACTCGTTCTTCGGAGTCCAGTCCGGAGAAATGTATCTCGCTCCCGTTCGGCAGACGAGCCACCGAGTCAGACTGGTTGAGCTCTACCTTCACAGTCGGGAACCGAGCCTGGAGGACCTCTTTGAAGGTTCCGAGCATCAGAGTCTTCCGAGCGGCATTGTGGTGCAACCGAGCAATCAGATGAGTTGACCTGGGCGCCAGCATAGCTCGGAGCAGTACGGAGTAGACAATCATGTATGTCTTGCCGGAGCGAGAGCCTCCGTACAGGAGCACATGCCGAGGCTCTCTCTCGGCTATCTCGTCCCAAACTTGCAACTGCCTCTTGTTCCAGTCTGGAACAGTCGAACCAGTCACGTCTGTCTCGGCTAGTCCAGCCTTCGAGGAGAACGGAGGAACGATCAAAGTTGTCTGAGCAGAACTGCTGGAGCCTGGAGCAGCGATCAAAGTTGCGTGAGCAGAGCTGCTGCCGGAGGGAGTAGCGATCAAAGTTGGGTGAGGCATCGGCTGGAGCCTGGATCGGGCGATCAAAGTTGGGTGACAAAAGCTGACTGACGATCAAAGTTGCGTGACAAAAGCCGACCAGTCTGGACTGGACGATCAAAGTTGGGTGAGCAGAACTGCCTGGTCCAGACTGGACGATCAAAGTTGGGTGACAAAAACCGAAAGACGATCAAAGTTGGGTGAGCAGAACTGACCAGCGATCAAAGTTGGGTGAGCAGAACTTATGTCTTCGATTGGGCGTAGGTGATGACGATCGGAATCTCTGCTCCGGCTTCCGACTGGAGTCCACCGAGAGACACCTTCTGAGTCGGGCTCTCGTCATACTCGTCTCGCAACTGACGGACTACGACCTCCAGAAACTTCGCCAAGTCGCTGGCCGAGGCCTTCGAGAAATCGACATTCGGGAGCTCAGAGCCAGCCTTTCGGAGAGCCGAGACAAGGACTGCTCTCCGGAGTTTGCGCGACTTGACTCTCTCGTCGGCCTCGGCTTCCGAGTCTCTCCGCTCGTTGTAGGTGTCCAGCGCAATCACTCGCTCGCGCCACTTGAAGCGGTGAAACCAGTCATACCAAATCGGATGGGCCTGCTCCGGAGGAGGTCCAGAGAGTCTCGATTTGATGAAAGCGCCACGGACAGACCTGTCCACTCGCGGCATGTCTCGGTAGGCAGCGAATGCTTCGTAGGCCTTCGGGCTCTCCTCCTTGAAGCGTTCCCACGGGTATGCTTCTTCATTCAATGGCGTGCAGAGTTTGAGCGGCTTGGACATTTGAGGCACCGTGGGAGGAGGTCGAGAGGAGTAGGAGAGGACCTGCTGTCTCGGAGGTCCTGTGGTGTGTTCTGTCCACTGTAGAGGCAACAGCGTTGACCCGTCAAGCAGTCGGTCTGCAGTTGCCGAGCCTGGTTGAGCTGGAGCCAGCAACCGGCGAGGTAACAAATTTTGCCTATGGACAGCCTGCCTGGCACTGTGTATGTCTGACGACAGGAGAGCTCGGCAACTCGGCATAGTCGTTTTGCTACTAGTATCTAGTATCTAGTATCTAGTCTCTATCGTCCCGATCTTTGCTGCGCTCTCCAGTCCGTAGCAACCGAGACCTCTGGCCCGTCTAGGTCCAGAGTCGGTGAGCTCAGAAGAGGACCAGCAGCGAGAGGCTGGAGAGGCATCGGGGCTGCTCGGTCTGAGGACCTCGCTGCCCCTGGTCGGTTAGGCTCTGGAGGAGTCCGGCGAGGTTCAGTCTGGACGGAGTCGGTATTCTTTTTGTGTGTCTAGTTTTGCCGAAGCAGCGCAACTTGGCTTGCTTGCTATCGTTGGCAGGTGAAAGTTTGTGCTAGGTTGCTCTTTACTTGTCTACTTGACTTGGCTAGTATGAGCAGGTGCTGGAGGATAGGCCTCCGGACTCCCACGAAGGACAAGACCATGACGAACCAGACTTCAGACTCAATCATCAAGCACCAGATCGCCGGAGGTCTCAGCATCGCCCTTATCAACGCTGCCGCTGCATACCTCTCCGGCACCACAGACTACGAAACCTTCAACAAGACTCAGCGCGGCGCTTTCATGGTCGCAGAGGAGCAGGGAATCAAGGACGTGCTCTGCGAAGAGCTCAGAGCGGCAGTCATCGAAGCAGCGAACCTTTGCGACCCTCGCAACCGCGACACGCGAGTCGCAGCAATCACAGCCTACCGCGCAGCCTCATTCGCCTTCCATGCTGCTCTTGCTGCATGCTCCAGCAACTAGCCTCCTCTCCAGCTTCAGACAAGGACACGCCATGACGAACATCAAGACCATCGAAGCCGACTTCTCCAATGCCGTGACGATGCAGGCTCGCGCAATCCGGTTGAGGAGCCTGGCGATCAAGGCAGGCGACTACGGTAACGCAGCGACCTACCGCGCCGAGGCTAGCAAGTGGGCGATGACCGCTTGGAGTCTCTCGAGCAGCATCGACCGCGACCGCCTCCATGCCCTTGCGACTGCAGCTCGCGCTGCCGCCTAGCCTCCTCTCCTGCTCCAGACAAGGACCAGCAAATGAACACAGTCTCTCTCACTATCCTCCTCGATCAACTCCTCCAGATCGGCTTCGATGCGGTCACGGTTCGGCTCCAGATTCGGAAGGCTGCTGCCTACCGCGCCGAGCCTCTCCCCGAATGGGCATCCAACCTGGCTGGAGGACTGGACGAGCGACTTCGGTTCTTTGAGCTCCTCCCCGACCGCTTTCTCGATGGACAGGCGATCCGGAATCGGGAGCAGGCTCGGCGCCTGGTCGATCGGGCCCTGGCAGACCTCTCCTCTCTCACTCACTAACCAACCCCGCTGCTCCTGCAGCACAGACAAGGACAAGCAATGAATCTTCTCGACTTCACATACTCCAGCATCAAGCAGCCGACTCCGGCAGACACCCGCCTCGCTCCGTATCTGGAGGCCTTCGAGGAGGCTCTCCAGACTCGCGCAGCCAACTACCTCTATGAGAGGCCTCCGGTCATCGGTGACTTCGCTGTGGCTCGGATCGTGCCTCTCAACAGCGACTGCAGCATCCACGAGAAAGTGACTCTGACTGTCTACAATGTGGACGACGAGTCAAAGGACCTCCAGTTCGTGGTGTCCATCGAGCAGACTCTCCGAGGCCTGCAGCATGTTGTCTGGTTCGACTCTGTCAAAGTCGTTGAGCTCACCGAGTTCTCTCCGTTCAAGCACGCCCTGGATCGGGCCAACGAGTCGATACAGACTCAGATTCACAAGACCAGCATGGCGATGCGCGACTTCAAGTCTCTCTCTGCTCTCGGCTTCTGAGCCAATCGGCTGCGCAGGTCTAGACCTGGCGGAGAGTCACTCTCTCCAGCAGCCACTGCCCCCACAACGACAAGGACAAGACATGGTGTCTCACAACTCTCGTATCTCATCTCTCGCTTCGCTGGTCCTCGCTCCAGAGCAGACCGTCGGAGCCTCCGTCAACTGGACTCTGCCAAAGTCGCTCCGGATTGCCGAAGCAGACCTCCTCAGTACTGCACGCAAGTTCGGTCTGGACGAGGACCTGCTCGGCTCTCCGACTTCGGCTCTCGGAAAGTTCAAGACCTGGCACGCATCCGGCTCTCGGATTCCACGGCCTCGCGGCAGTCGGGAGATTGTTTCGACTACCTCCAGACACGACGACAAAGGCCTGGTCACCTTCGTCTACTCTGCCAACCTAGACGGAGTCGGCAAAGAGAAAGGCCTGCTCGCTCCAGTCGGCTCTGTGACCTTCGAGGTTGAGTCCTCCCGCTTTCGCTGGATGTTCGACTGCGGCAAGCAGCAGAGCTCGGAGACCTTCGACGAGTATGTCGATCGCGCCCTGGTCGAGAACAAGTTTGCTGGTCAACTCGAGAAAGACGACCTGCTCGTCTTTGCTCGGTTCGCTGACCAGTCTCTCAACGATGTGGCCTTGTTCCACGACACTCCGAGCTATTGCGGCGACTCCCTTCGGGTTGCAGCAGCCAGCACCTTTCGGAAACTCGGAGGCTACAGCATGAGCGACCGAGGCGGGTTTTGGTATCTGCCGCGCACAGACGGAGGACCAGCCTGCCCACTGTCCAGAGCAGAGGTGTTCATGCAGACGATCGAGGAGTCCTCCTCCGGCGTAGCTCGGTTCTCTCGTCTCACGATGCCGAAAGACGCTTCGACCCTGGAGGTCGCTGGAGGCATCGTCAGCGAAGGTCTCGCAGCTCAGATTCGAGGCCTCTCCTCCAGAGTCTCGGAGATCAAGGAGGTGACTCGGAAAGGACAGCACACGACCCGACTGGAGGAGTTGTCTGAGGTCCGGTCAAAGATTGAGCTCTACAGAGAGATGCTCGGACTGTTTGACGAGGACCTCCTGTCAGAAGCCGACGAGGTCGAGCAGATGATGCGGCAGCAGATGCTGGAGTTTGAGTCCTCCCTGCCCAGCAAGCCGAGCAAGGCAGAGCGCAAAGGCAAGGTGTTCTCGGAGCCGCTGCTGGTGACCAGCAACAAGGCAGATGCAGCAGAGGCTGTCTACCTGGTCGACAAGGCTGCTCTCCTCTTGTCGCTGGAGGCAGAGGAGGTTCGGATTGTCTCTGGTGACTTTGTCCGGCTCCCGTTCTACGGCAATGTCGACATCGTGGTCGAGTCAGACCTGGCATTCGGATTCGTCTGGACGATGGTCAACGGGCCAGTGGTGCTCGGTGGAGGCTCGGAGGAGTCTCTGTCCGGAGTCGCTCACGCCGCAGTTGAGCTCCACGGTCGGGCCTAGCAAAAGAATACCGTCACAACTTTCTTAGTCCAGTTTGAGGACTGGAGCAGCAACGATAGCAAATAAGCCAAGTTGCCGCTCACTTATCTTCATACACAAGACTGGACTTGTCTAGCAAGTGTGGTTACTATGTCAAGGTCAGAGAGGACTGGTCCTCTCACCTACCTGGAGAAAGCAGATGAACAAGCAAGACCTCAACAGAGCAATCAACCAGACTGGCCGCACGCTTGTGGCTTGGGCAGAGATCGAAGCGGCTCGCAAAGCAGTCCGGTCTGTTTCGGTTAGCCGATTCAATCTGGTTCAGTCCGGACTCACGGAAGGCGAAGCAGACTACATTCTCAGCAGCCTCCAGTCGATCGAGAACTTGCTGCAGGACGCAGCGAACAAGGCCAGCGAGAAGCAGGGAGACGCACACCACAAACTGCTCAACATGGTCGATGCCTTCTGCGCCAACAACTAGTCCAGACCTCTCCTCCAGTCTCAACAAGGACACCAGATGCACCCTGAAGACCTCAAAATCATGACTCTCATTGACCTGGCGGTTGCTCACTTCGCCTCTGCTTTCAAGCCGAACTACGACGAGATTGCAGCCTTCGTAGAGGACCAGAACAGCAAGGCCTTTCACCTGCCCTACTCTCTGGAGCTCGGAGTCGCCCAGCGGGTGTATCTCCGGACTCGGCCGAACAACTAGCCTCTCCTCCTCCAGCACAAGGACAAGACCATGAACACCTCAGCAACAGTCACCGCCTATGAACTGCGCTGCGAGCCAGAGACTCTCCTCCGCGCAATCGAGACTCAGTGCGAAATCCTGCTGGACTCCGGTCGCTGCTTCGCCACCGCAGTCACTTATCCGTTCAAGGACGAGCCGACGCGGATTGACCGCCTCACTACCTCGCTCCTGCTGGAGGTTGAGTCAGAGACTCTCACGGCAGAGCAGGCCCTCGACCTCGCTCTCGAAGCGTACCTGTAACAAGGCAATCGCCTGGTCTCCAGCTCGGAGCGCAGCGAGGTTCAAGCCCTTGCGGAGACACTCCCACAAACGGCCTGCATTGAGGCCAAGAACAAGGACAAGACAGATGGACACCAGAGACAAGTTCAAGGCAGCAGAGCAGGACCTCCGGACTCACTTCAGAAAGCGAGACTCGGTCATCCGAGGCCTCTTCATCTCTGTCCTGGCGAGGCAGCACGCTGTCATCATCGGAGAGCCTGGAGACGGCAAGACGAAGCTCAGCACAGACTTCTTTCGACTCTTCACCGACTCGCAGTTCGCGCACTTCGGACTCCACAAAGGTTCGACCTCAGATGACCTGTTCGGAGGTCCAGACATTGTGGCGCTCCAGAACGGCATCGACAAGAGAAACACCAAGGGCCGTTTGCTGGAGGTCAACTTCGCGTTGCTGGACGAGCCAGACAAGGCCTCAGAAGGCACGCTGAACTCGCTGCTGGTCCCTCTCTCTGACTTCGTATTCGAGACTGCTCCTCTGCCTCTGCAGTGCGCCGTCTACTGCGGCAACAACCTTCCGCATGAGCTCAGAGGTCAACGCAACGGCAAGCCTCTCCCTGTCCGGCAGGGCGAGGATTCTCTGCTCGCTTTCTTTGACCGCTTTGCTCTCAAGTTCGTGGTCGAGTCGATCGAGCCTGGCAACGAGGACTGGAGGTCGGTAGTGTTCCGGCGAATCACAGACACTCCGTACACCTCCAGTCTCTCCCTGGACGACCTTGCCAATGCGAGGGAGCAGGTGGCGAAGGTCCACATTCCGGAGTCGGTAGAGCAGTTCATCGAGGAGTTTGCTGGAGTCCTCCGCAGAGGCAACGGCAAGCCGAACTCCACAGTCAAGGTTTCGACTCGGCGTTGGGCCCAAGTGCCTGGTCTGCTCCGCGCAGCCGCTTGGCTCGAAGGTCGCGACGAGGTCTCGACGCAAGACACCTCGCTTCTCGTTGACATACTCTGGACGACTCCAGACCAGCGAAAGGCAATCCGAGAGGCTCTGCTCGATTGTGGCTCTCCGATCGTGAGAGACTGTGCAGCCACGATCGACAAGGTAGCAGAGGCAGTTCTCGCTCTCAGTGAGAGGAGGCTCTCGACTGGAGCCGGAGCAGACGGCTACCACATTCACACCACGGCTGCAGAGGTCAACCCGCGCCTGGCAGTCGGAGTCGCAGAGGTTCTGCTCCGCTTCATCGACAAGACTGGAGGTGACCTCCGCAACGCGATCACTCCAGACCTCTCTGCAGACGACCTTGCAGCAGTCGAGGACTCTCTCCAGACTCTGCGCAACTTCCGAAAGCAGGTCCTCGAGGAGTTCCGAAAGCGTATCGCTTGATTCTTTACAGGCTAGCGAACTTCGTCTAGTGTCGCCATTCCCAACATAGGACACCATGAACAGGCTCTCAACACGCAGTCTCCGACTCCACCTGGAGGCATTTCACCGGAACAGATACGACCGGATTCGGTCGCAGTTTCCCGCTCTCCTCCAGATCGAGGAGGAGCTCGGACAGCGACTCGGAGATGCTGGAGGCTATCTTTCGAGAGACCTCTGGTCGTCATTCATTGACTCCAGTCTGCAAACTGTGGAGTCCAGCAGCGACTTTGCCGAGCCTCTCCAGAGGCTGAGCCGTTTCATCTTCGAGAGCCTGGAGAGCAGCGACGAGTTCAACACTCTCCGAGACCTCTCCAAAGGTTCGACCTTCGCTGCAATCGAGGCTACAGAGGCTGCTGCTGCTTTCATCAAGTCTCTCCCTTTGCCGGAGCCTCCGGAGGAGAGAGACACCACGACAGCCACTGGAGAGAACGGAGACTCGGTCTCTGTCTCCCAAGACGGCAGTTCGGTGAAGGTCGAGCAGACCAAAGGTGGTGTTCGGATGGACACCACGAAGCAGTTTGACTCAGAGAGCCAAGCGGCAGAGTTTGCGGCAAAGGTCCTCCAGCAAGCAGAGAGTCGAGGCCTGGACAAGAGGACCTCCGGACAGCGAGACCTCAAGTTCGAACAGGCTCTGTCCGAGGCTCTGGACAGCATCGAGAGCTCACCGACTGACAAGGCCTCTCTCAAGGCTGCAGCCAAAGCAGCAGTTCGGGCCACAGCAGCAAGCCTGGAGGAGCGAAAGCAGTTGCTGGTCACCACATTCGGAGAGGACGAGGCAGAGCGCATCTTTGAGGACCCGTCCAGAGAGGACCTTGAACTTGTGGAGTCTCTCTCCAGCGATCAGACCTTCAAGGCATTCATTCGGCAGGTCGGCCGCTTTCTGGAGTCGATTCGCTCGGCTTCGCTGCCAGAGAAAGTGCGCGGCTCTCTGGCGGTAGACGGCATCCAGAGCTCAAAGCGATTCTCAAACCTCCTGCCTTCCGAGAGAGTCCTGCTAGCGACTCCGGCTCTTCGAGCATACCAGACGAGTCGAGTGCTCTCCGGCAAGGCCTTCGGCTACCGCAGGAGCGAGGTCGGGAGTCGCCAGAGCGGGGAGTTCATGGTCGCCCTGGACACCAGTCACTCAATGAGCATCCACAATCGGAACTGGCCTGCTCCTGCAGCCTTCGCAGCAGCAAGCGCAATCTCTGCTTGCGACGAAGGCAGGACAGTCTGTGTTGCTGCTTTCTCGACTCACATCGAGGAGGTCGAGTTCGATGGACAGTCCGCGACTGGTCGGGCCTCGTTCCTGCGCAGGATGCTTTCTCTCCGGCCAAGTGGCGGCACAAGTTTCCGACCAGTCGTAGAGCGTGCAGACATTCTGTCTCCCTTCTCAGACCTGCTCATCATTTCAGACGGTGACGGACCTCTGGACGAGGAGAGGACTCGCGAGGTGTTCTCCAGTCGCTCGCTCGCCTACCTGGTCATCGGAGGAGAGAGTCAGCGCAATCAGACTCTGGCTGACATAGCGACTCCAGACAGAACACTCGTAGCAGACTCCCTCACTCCGGAGGCTGTCAATCTTGTAGCCTCCCTCACTCGATAGGCATCTACATGGCAAAGCAATCGTTCTCTCCTCCTCGCACACTAGCCGCTCGTCGGGCTCTCCTCGGAGTCCGTATGACAGACATGGGCGAGGCCTCTGGAATGTCAAAGCAGCAGTTGTCGCAAATCATCACAGAGAAACGGCAGGTCACTCTCCCGACTCTCCGCAGAGTCTCGATGCTACTCTACTGCCCCGTTGAGCTCCTCGTTGCAGACGATCCCTCTCCGGCTGTTCGGTTCCCGCTACCTCCAGCCAACTACCTGGAGACAATCAAGGCTAACAGAGACAGCCTCGGCTTCAACGACGCAGCCAAACTGCCGGATTGGGAAGCATTCGCTGAACTGGTCAACCGAGCAGCCACTCTCACACGCTAGCCTCGCCCCACCGAGACTAGTCCAGACTCCCACGGGAAGGACAATGAAGCACACATTTTCAATCACGAACTCGGAGAGGTCAACAGCAGCCTGTCCTCAACGGTGGCTGCTTCGGTACGGACTTGGCCTTCGGCCTCTGGAGACGACTCCAGCATTGTTCATCGGCTCGCTGGTCCACGCTGGCATCGAAGGTATGAGCTCAACGGCAGCAGGAGCAAACAGCCCAAGAGCCTGGAGCAGGTTCCGAGCTCTGGAGGCGATTCACCAGACGGCTCTCGCTTGGCGCAAAGAGACTGAGCAGGCTCGGTCTCTGTTCTTCGATGCCTCTCTCTCTCCAGACGAGGAGGAGGTGTTCAACCAGAACATTGCCACAGCAAAGCGGCTGGTCGATCGGTACATCTCAAACTGGAGAGCAGACGAGGATTGGCATACGGTCCTCAACGAGAAAGCATTTGAGGTTCGGCTCCGGAGTCCTCTGACGAAAGGCAGAATCGCAGCAGCCTTCGCCGGCAAAATTGACAGAGTCGTCAAGAGAGGAGGTCGGCTGTGGCTGGTCGAGACCAAGACCTCTGCCGTATCGCTCTCGGAGTGGATCGAGCGGAACAGGCGCAACCCGCAGACAATCTCGTATGCTATCGCGCTACGGGAGCAGGGAGTCGAGGTTGCTGGAGTCATCTTCGACCTGGTCAACTCAAAGGCGCCAAAACTGGCAGATGAGTTGGAGGTCCTCAAGGACAGGTCCAGACTAGGCAAGCCTGCTGGACTCCCGTTCACCACAGCCGTGGAGTTCGAGAAAGCAGTAGCTCAACTCGGACAGACTCTCGACTCCGTAGACTGGTATCGGCAGAAGCACGAAATGCTTGTGGACAGAGACAGCAGCGGGTTTTGGTTTCGGCGCGAAACAGTCCTCTTTGACGACAGAGACCTGCTCCGGACTCGCGCTGAGCTGGAGGTCTCTCTCCGTAAGATCGGAGCCTGGCGAACTCTGGTCGAGAAGCTCAAGGCAGCACTCCTGCTCGAAGGTGACGAGGAGTCGATCGAGGTCCTTGAGAGGACTCAGACCGACTTCCCACGGGAGCCTTCGTTGTGCTGGCAATACAACCGCCTCTGCACCTTCGCTGCTCTCTGCTCCTCTCACAGAGCAGAGGACCTCCAGCGATTCAGAAGGTCCAGCAGCGCAAACGGTCACGATGAACTCACCCCCAACGAGAGCGACTTCTCGCTCGAATAGACAAGGAGAATGGACAGATGAAGATACTCACAGCACGCGAACGATACCAGCGAAAGCCGTTTCTCAAGGTGGCAGTGACTGGTCACTCCGGAGCCGGAAAGACAGATTGGGCAGCTCGGTCTCCGAGGCCTCTCATTCTGCTCACGGAGATACAGGCAATGCCCAGCATCGTGGTCGCCAATCCGGATGCCCTGGTCATCCCGATCCAGCGTTGGGACGAGTTCCGAGAGGCCTTCGATGCAGTCAAGCAAGGTCGCCCGACTACGATCACAGTCAACGGAGAGGAGCAGCCTGCACTCGAGGTCACCATCGGTGGACAGACTGTGGCGATTCAGACTCTCGTTCTGGACACGATGACAGACCTCCAGCGACTCGCCTTCAACAAGATGATCAAGGCAGAAGGTCCAGACGGGATGGACAGGCTCGACTTCTCGGAGGCCAACAACAACCTGTCCATCGACAAGCATGGCGTGCTTATCTCTGCAGCCGAGACGATCTGGCAGCAGCAGCGAGCGATTCCAGTCAACACAGTGTTCCTGTTCATGGCGCGTGACATTCAAGACGACACCGGAGCCAAGCAGACTCTGCCGATGCTCACTGGAAAGTCGCTGCCGTACAGCATGGGGCAATACTTCAATGCCTCTGGACTCGCACAGGTTCGACGCACAGACGGTGGAGGCCTCCAGCATTTCATTCGCTGGTCCTCTCCGTCTGCTGCCGCGTTGACCAAACCTGGCCCTGGCTGGCCTGTGGTTACAGTCAACACTCGGACACCTGGAGAGACTACGCTCGGCAGTCTCCTCCGCTTTACCTTCTCGGACCTCTCGGTTGCGTCTGAGCTCCACGATTCAGCAGCCTTCGTTGCTGCTCCGGTGACCAGCAGCAAGGCAGCGATTGCTGTCGAGGCCTCTCCGGTCCAGTCCTCTCCAGTCTCCAGCAACTCAACTCTCGCTGTCTCGCAATCCGCGAGCAGCACCACCGCTCGTCGTAGACGGGCATAAGGCAAGGCAATGTTCAATCCCAACGACAACAAGTTCGACAAACTCGACAAGGTGTTCGAGCCGTTTCCGGCTGGTCGCCACCTGGTCTTCATCTCCGACGCAAAGCCGCACGCTGCCAAGTCCGGATCGGAGGCTGTGGAGTTCGAGTTCACTATCCACGACCCTGCCTCCAAGTCGCGTGGTGAGTCTCTCAAGTTCTCTCGCTTCTGGACTGGCGAGAAATCGCTGTGGCGACTGGCTCGGCTCTGCCGCTCCTGCTCGACTCCAGTCTCTGCCTTCGACCCGCGAGATGCTCGCTCCGTCGAGGATGCTCTGCTCGACCGTATCCTCGTGATCGAGGTCGAACACAAGTCAGAGGTTTACGAAGGCAAGCAGCGACTCAAGGTCGAGGTGTCCAACACCACGCAGCCCAGCAAAGACGACCTCATTCGGCTTCGGGAGGAGTACGGAGACTCGATGCTGCCTCCAGTTGCAGACAGTGACGGCTTCGAGGATGACGGGCCTCTGGACCCTCCGCGCAACCCTTCGGCCGGATACGGTGGCGCAGGTCCTACGATTGCTCCGCAGCCTGGCAACGACGACACCGACATCCCGTTCTAATCGGAAGGCCTCAGACGATGGACAAGCAGCCCGCCAACATAGACCGTATTCGCGCAAGACTCCTCTGGACTCTGGCGAAGCTCAAGAACGGCAGCGGGATGCTCAATGTCTACCTCTCTCGGACTGAGGTCCTCTCGGCTCTTGAGCTGGAGAGCCTCTCCGAACTTGCTGGAGTCCTCAGATTCATTCCGAGCGGCACCTCGTTCCAGACCGACTTGGAGGGAGTCCGCATTTGCGCGGAGCAACTTCAAGCCGACCTCGAAGGGAGCGTCCTCGCTGTCGCAGCATATTGGAAGCAAGTCACCAAACGAGACAACCGGACTGAGCTCTCAGCAAAGCGGCTGTCCTTGATCAGAGCGAGACTCCGGAGCGGCCGGACAGTCGAGGAGTTGCACAAAGCAGTCGATGCCTGTGCAGCCTCTGCCTGGCATAACGGCGAGAATCCGAACGGAGTTCGCTACAACGACTGCGAACACATCTTCTCGCCAGAGAGACTTGAGCGTTGGCTCTCCTCCAGCCCGTCAACTAGCACCCGCCTCGATGCCCCACAAATCGAGGATTCAGCAACACGCGAGACTCTCCTCCGGCGCAGGTCGGGGAGGCTCGGACGATAGGACAGTCATGGCAATCAACGAAGGTCCAGTCTTGTTCTTGCAAAGGAACGGGATTCCGCACGAAATCAAAGGACGGGAGGTCGAAACGACTTGTCCAGTCTGCAGCAAAGAGAAACATTGTCGGATCAACTCAGCGACCTGGCTCTGGCACTGCAAGCGGTGCGATGCTCGCGGCAACGAGGCCTCTCTCAAGGTTGCGCTAGGCCTGCAGTTCGAGGTCTCGACAGCGACCAAAACCTCGCTGGACAGAGTCGAGGAGAAAGCACTTGAACAGGCCCTGCGGAATGCGCGGCCAAAGAGTGATGTTGAGCGTTGGACCTTCGACCTGGTATCTCATCCAGATGCTGCGCTCGCCAGAGACTATCTGAAAGCGAGAGGCCTGCCACTGGAGGTCTGTGAGAGGTACCGACTCGGCTGGTGTGCGAACGCAGACGGCTCGACTCCGAGGTCAGCAAGGCGGAGAGTTCTCCAGACCGAGACCGAACCGAGCGGCCCTGGTTGGATTGTCATCCCGTCTTTCTTGAAGATTGTGGCAGGCAGACCAGACCCAAGTTCTGCTGCCGTGGTCAAACTCCGGAGCGTACCTCCAGCAGACAGAGCCTTTCGGAGACTGGTCGGAGGCGACTCTGTGCTGTTTGCTCCGAACGGACTGGACTCAACCTCTACGCTCCTCGTTGTCGGAGGCGAACTAGATGCTCTCTCTTGTGTCGTAGCAGGCTGGTCAAATGTAGTGAGCTCCACAGTCGGTGAGCCGAACTGGAAAGCAGAGACAACCGCGCTGCTGGACTCCTGTGAAGACATTGTCGTTGTTTACGACAACGACGACGCAGGACGAAAGGGAGCCTCAAAATTGGTCGAGACTCTCGGCTTGCACCGTTGCAGACTCGGAACCTGGCCGACTGGAGTCAAAGACGCAAACGAGGCTCTCCAGAGACTAGGCGAGAACTTCAATGTGCAAGCGATCGTGGACTCGGCTCGCTCGGTAGGAACAGACTCAATCGTCAAGGTTTCGGACGTTCGGGAGGAGTATCTCGCTGAGCTCCGTGGAGGACAGCCAAGAGGAGTCTCCTCCGGCTGGCCCGACCTCGATGCCCTGGTCGGAGGCATACGGTTCGGAGAGGTCACGCTTGTGACTGGAGACACCGCAAGCGGCAAGTCGACTTTCTGCTCAAACTTTGCGCTGAACATGGCGAAGCAAGGTCACCGAGTTCTGTTCTGTCCGTTTGAGCTCGGCCCAAAGCGACAACTTGCAAAGTTTGTCCGGCAGTTTGCAAAGACGGCCCCAGACCTCCTCTCCGACTCCAGCATGAACGAGACTCTGGATGCCCTGGACGACCTGCCATTGTTCCTGCTCCGGAGGTACGGCTCGATCACTCTGGAGGCGATGCGCAATACGCTCCTGCATTGTATCCGCAGACTCGGAGTGCGGTTCGTGGTCCTCGATCACCTTCACTTCATGGTCTCGGAAGGTCCAGAGGAGAGGACAGACCTGGACGGCATGATGAAAATGCTGGCGACTATCTCAGTCGACCTCCGAGTCCACATCGTGGTCGTAGCTCACCCAAGACAGCATCACTCCAGTAACGAGACACACAAGGACAACCGCATCATCCAAGCGAGCGACCTCAAAGGCTCTGCAGGACTCAAGCAGTTGTCTGACAACATCTGGTCGGTCTGGAGGCCTCGGAAGGCAGACCGGAGCGACTCGAAGCGGGATGCCAATACCTCGGTTGCCGTAGTCTATGTGCTCAAGAATCGAGACGACTTCGGCAGCGAAGGTTCGGTTGCTTTCCGATTCGGCCTCCAGTCTGCAACCTTTGAGAGCGCAGAGGAGGAGGAGTCAACACCGGAGCCTCCAGCAAAGACGATCACCAGCATCCTGCCACAAGGCGAACAAGGTCCGAGACCTCGTCGGCTGCGACAGGTTCGAACAGACACGCCACCGCCAACCAAACATTGGGCAGATACTGACAAGGAGGACGAATGATGCCGATGGACATACAGACAGACGAACTGGAGGCTACCGAGTCAGACAGTTGGCAGCGACTGGCAATCTTGCTCGCCTCCAGACTTGCGATCCGAACAGACCTGGACGATTCAGATTTGGGAGTCCTGCGCGACTTCTTTGTTGAGCTCCTGCAGAGGAGGACGCCATGAGATACCTGTCTGTCTGCTCTGGCATCGAAGCGGCTTCCGTGGCCTGGAGAGGTCTTGACTGGACTCCAGTCGGAGTGTCAGAGATTGACCCGTTCGCCTGTGCTGTGCTGCAGCACCGTTTCCCTGCCGTTCAGAACTTCGGAGACCTAACCCGCCATGAGCAATGGACACTCAAGCCTGGAGCAGTTGACCTTCTTGTTGGAGGAACACCCTGCCAATCTTTCTCCGTTGCTGGTCTCCGAGCTGGAATGGCTGACCCGCGTGGCAACCTCGCTCTCACATTCTTGGCTCTCGCCGACAGACTTCGGCCGGAGTGGATTGTTTGGGAGAATGTTGCCGGAGTCCTGTCTTCGAACGGAGGACGGGACTTTGGTGCCTTTCTCGGCGCGCTGGGCAAACTCGGGTACGGGTTCGCCTACCGAGTGCTCGACGCACAATACTTCGGAGTCGCCCAGCGTCGTCGTCGAGTCTTTGTTGTCGCAAACGCTAGAGACTGGAGTCGTGCCGCCGCGGTTCTTTTTGAGCCCGAGAGCCTGCAACGGCATCCTCAGAAGAGCTCAGCAAAGGGACAAGGCTCTGCCTCCAGCACTGCACCGAGCTCTGACACAAGTTGTTTCTGGAACGGAGAGCAGGTGACGCAGACTCTCGATGCGGTCCTTGCAAAGAGACAGACAATGCCAGAGCGCAACCGCTTCCCTGCAGTTCTTGTTCCTCCTGTTGTGATTGACAGAGCAGCCTTCAATCAGGGAGTCGGGGCGCAATACGCACCTCGCATCGAAGCAAGCGAGACGATGAGTTCGCTTGTGGCTCGCGACCCTCACGCAGTTTCGGCTCCTCCTTCGTTTGCTGTTAGACGACTCACTCCAGTCGAGTGCGAGCGGCTGCAAGGATTCCCCGACGACTGGACCTCAGTGCCGCATCGTGGCAAGCCAGCAGCAGACGGACCCCGCTACAAGGCGATCGGCAACAGCATGGCTGTTCCGGTCATGCGGTGGATCGGAGAGCGCATCGCTGCTGTGGACGAGGTCACGCGATGACCTGGACAGAGCGCAAGATGACCATCGTCACTCGGACTGGACAGACTCTCACTCGGTCTCTGTTCCTGCAGACTCCAGTCGGAGAGCCTTCCGAGAGACTGGTCGTTGTTACAATCTCTCTCGGCTCTTGGCTGGAAACGGACTCCAGCCCGATCTCGTTCGAGACGGCAATCTTTGAGACAGACGAGACTCAACAGCCTATCTGGTTCGTCACAGTCGCAGAACGATACAGAACTGCCAGAGAGGCATTCGACGGCCACAATCGCTGGTGCCAGATGCTTGACCAGCCTAGACAGATCAACAGGAAACAACAGGAGGACTCAGAATGAACGAAGTGAACTTCATCAATGTCAGTGGCGGCAAGGACTCAACAGCAGTCCTGCTTCTTGCTCTGGAAATGCAGCCTCCGAACATGCGCTTCGTGTTTGCAGACACGGGACACGAACACCCAGAGGTGTATCGGTATCTCGACTACCTGGAACGAGAGCTCGGAGTCTCGATTGAAAGGCTGAGGAACGACTTTACAGACCGTCTTGCTCGACGGCGCAAGCGCATCGAAGAGACTTGGGAGGAGCCGGAGAGGTCCAGAGCATTGGAGGTCATGCACGCTACGGGCAACCCGTTTCTGGACCTTTGCTTGTGGAAAGGCATCTTTCCGTCAAACAGCATCCGTATCTGCACACAGTTCTTGAAAGTTGAACCGATCAACAAAGTGCAGAACGAGGCTCTCGACAAAGCAGACAGGGTCGTGACCTGGCTTGGAATCAGAAAGGACGAGAGTGCTTCGAGGTCCACGGCTGTGACTTGGGAGCGAGAGTTCGGTCCGGAGGACCAGCCCGATGCAGGTCTGTGGAAATACAGGCCAATACTTGACTGGACTGCTGCCGATGTGTTCGACTTCATCCACAAGAAAGGCCTCCAGTCAAACCCGCTTTACAGACAAGGCATGGGACGAGTCGGCTGCATGCCCTGCATCATGGCAAGGAAATCAGAGATTGCAGAGATTGCGAACCGCTTTCCAGACGAGATCGACAGAGTCGAGCGTTGGGAGGCAATCGTCAACCAGAGCATTAGGAAGCAGAACGGCACCTTCATTGCCGCTAGCAGGTTCGGCTATGACAATCCGGACGACATAACATCTGCAACTCACGGAATCCGCAAAGCAGTGGAATGGGCGAAGACAAGCCGTGGAGGACGACAGTTCGGTCTGGACTTCGAAAGCGGTGGAGGTTGCTCCAGCATCTACGGTCTTTGCGAGACTGGAGACAACAAGGAGGACTCGGAATGACATACGAAACCGCGCAGGGAGTCGTAAAGTGCTGGTTGACAACTGAACTGTCCGGAGAGTCCGGAGAGTTGAACTGTTCGAAGATTTGGAACAGTTGAACACCAGCCTCTCACCTATCCGAACTGCTACCCGAACTGCTCCCCGACTACCTTCCCACAAGGACAACCATGCTACACAAGATCGAAGCTCAAGTGTTCGCGACCTCTGCAGAGGCAATCGCTGCCTCCAGCAACCCAATGTTCACGCTGACTGCCGTTCACACCACAGATGCGAACTGGTCGCTCTTGTTCGAGCAGTGTCAGTCGATCCATCGTCTCACAGAGGACATCCGGTTGTTCATCGGTCTCGGCTGGTGTGTTCTCCTCCTGCCTCGAATCAAGAAGGTCCAGCCGTGAACTTCATTGGCATTGACCCTGGCGGCTCCGGCGCGATCGCTGCTCTGGACTCCTCCGGACTGATCCTGTCTGTGGAGCGATTCTCGAAGGTCGAGGTCGAAGGCGGCATTGCGCTGCTTGTGGCCGACTTCGTTGAGAGGCTGCAAGGAGAGTCCAGTCTCGTCATCGAGAAGGTGTCCAGCAGGCCTGGAGAGGGAGTTGTGTCGTCGTTCTCGTTCGGGAGGTCCTACGGTGAGGCAATCGGAGCAGCCGTAGTGTCCAGATGCTTTGTCGAGAAGGTCTCACCACAAAGGTGGCAACGCGACTTTGAGCTCCTCCGGCAGAAAGGTTCTACGGAGTCAAAGACCGACCACAAGAGAGCCATCAAACAAGCGGCAGAGGCCCGATGGTCTCGTCGGTTTCTCAGAGAGGAGGCCGATGCCGTTTGGCTTGCAGAGTGGAGTCGGCTGTTCGGCTCTCGGAGATTGACTGGAGGTTGCGATGCCAGAGCATAATCGGCTACAATCGTTGCTGCGGTCGGGCTGTGGGAAGCTCGGTTCTGGAAACGGAGAGGTCGCTCCTCGTGCTGTCCTTCGGGGAGCGACCTTCGCACCTCTGGCAGTTGTCTTTCAGAAGAGCCTCCAGCCGCAGCCAACGAGCGACACTGCCCTGGCAATCTTCATACTGCTGTTCTTTGCCTATGTGGCAACGGTGCTGGTCGTTGAGTGGCTGAGACCTCCAGACAAGCAGACAGAGCCGGACAAGGACCAGAGGAGCAGCAAGTGACGGCTTATGTTGGCAGCAGAGTGATCGGAGGAGACAAGGATTGCTGGTCAACTCCGGAGTGGCTGATTGAATGGACGAAAGCAGAACTCGGCTGGAGTCAGTTCGACTTCGACCCTTGCGCGGCTCCGGACACAGCGAAGGCCTCCGACTACATTTCAGAAGAGACTGGAGACGGCCTCTCGCTGCCCTGGAGAGGACCAAGAGTGTGGATGAACCCGCCTTTCAGCAGGCAGAAGCGGTGGCTGTTCAAGGCCTCAAGAGAGTCCAGAGAGAACGGGATCAAGATTGCTGCTCTTGTCTTGCCTGCCTTCGATGCTGCCTATTGGCGACCAGCAGTTTGGGAGTCTGCGGCTGAGCTCTGGATGCTTGAAGGTCGTATCCCGTTCGAGCGAAACGGAGTGCCAGCATACAACTCGACCAGCAAATCATGCATTGTGGTCTTTGACCAAGACCGCGCAAAAACGGCCCAAAATGAGCCGGTGACCCGTTTCCTGCGACCTCCCTACCCGCCACGCCTGGAGAGGCCTGTATGCCGCTAACATTCGCAATCCTTGCCCATGCTGACCTGCTCTTTGCAAAGAGAATCGTCCTCCAGACTGTTGACGTTTTGTTCGGTATCTTGTTCTTGGTCGGACTGGTCCTGATCTTGTCCATCTTCCGAGGTCCACGATGAACACTATTCCTACAACAGCAGAACTATCCGGACGCTTTGGCGGAACTTGGAGCCTCGGCTCAAACACATACTCTCGTCGCTGGGACGGAGTCGTCGACAGGTCGAAGATAACGCTTTGGCAAGAGCAAGACGGTGGAGGCTCGACTTTCGTCGCGGTCTCAATCTCAGACTCCAAGTTCAAAGTTTGCGAGATCGAAGGTCCAGACTGGACACAGGTTGTCGAGACCGCGCTTGAACTTGCGAGAATACATCAGTCTGACAAACGGGCCCTGTTCTCAACAGTAATGATCAACGAGGACCTCGAATGAGGAGTTCGCGCAACTACCACGAATCAGAACAGGACTCCGTAAGAGTCAAGCACGCTCCGAACCCGAAGCGACCAGAGGCAATCGCCATGCGGAGGATCGTGGTCGAGACTGGCTGCTGGCTGTCTCCGTTCATGAAAGATGCTCCGCTGCCAGTCTTGACCGATTGGGAGCGTACCGTTGACCTCTCCAGACTGGCGAATGTCAACTACACGCCAGTTGATCCCGAAGAGTCAAAGGCTAGCAAAGAGCAGCGACTGAGGACTCCAGTTCGGCTTGGCATGGTTGTCCGGCAGGACAAGCAGATGCCTAGTCTCTCTGAGCTCCGCAAATCTCAGAACGAGATGAACAGCAAGCGGAGCAAGAAGCGGCAGCGTTGACCTCCTCCAGCCTGGTCAGTTCTGCTCAGACGACTTTGATCGCTGGTCACCTCTGGTCACGCAACTTTGATCGTCTGTCGGCTTTTGCGAGACAACTTTGATCGTCTGTCGGCTTTTGCGAGACAACTTTGATCGTCTGTCTGGAGGTCCTCCGGCTAGGTCGCCAGTCCAGAGGCAGCGCGGTCGGGCTTACGGTACTGCTCCCGCACAATCTTGACCGCGGTGCTGTTCCACTTGATCCGGTGATGAATGCGCGGAGAGGCAGGCCCCATCGGCTTGATTGTGACTGAGCTCGGGCAGTGCATGATGCTGTACATCGACTTCACATAGGTGCCCTGGTCTCTGTAAATCTCGCTCATACCTCCAGCCTGCATCTGCGTGGTGAGCTGGCCAAGCCAAGTGCGACCCACGGTCAAGAACACCTCTCCGCGCCGACCTCCGAGGCAGTACGACGAGACATCCTCATTGATTCGGCCACGGAAGGCGAAAGGCCTGTCCACGGAGCAAAGGAACGAGTTCATCGCCTTGCGCTTCGTGCGGTTCTCCAGCCCAAAGTATGAGAGAGGACCTCCAATGTGGTCACCTCCCTGCGACATGGCGAGAGTCAGAGCCGGAGTCCTCTCGTAGAAAGCAATCAGTGCGTCGAGGACTCGGTTGAGGTTTCGATACGGCCAATAGCCGTAGTGACCAGCAGCATTGATACGGAAGCCCATGCCGTTGTAGTCGTCGTCCAACTGCATGAAATAGCGACAGCCGACCTGCCTGGCGAGGTCCCAACAGGCATTCCGAGCGTAGAAGATAGTCCGGCGATCGCTAAAGTTGTCTGCCTCGTCAAAACGCTTGGCGATCTCAGACTTCGAGAAGATCAGAACCTGGTCTCCGTAGAGCTCAAGATACCGCTCCCTGCTGGAGTCCTCGTCGTCAATGACGATGTAGAGCCGTCCAGTGTAGCCCGTTCGCTTCAGCAGTTTGTAGGTCCAGAGCCTGTCGGGTCTGCCGTGAGTCAGAATGAACATACAGAAATCGTCACGCATTGAGCTCCTCCTCGTCCTCGCTGTAGTCTTCGGACTGGAGGCCCGAAGCATCGTCCTCCGCCATAACAACATCGAAATCCTTGTGGAGTGTGATGAATCCTTGCTCTACTGCCTGGTCAAAGTCGATAATGACCAGCACTGAGGCCTCGAACAGACGCTGGACCTCCGGCGCGGCGTGAGCGTAGAACTCAGCAATCTTGGCGAAGTGAAACTCAGTGTGCCGCTCTGCTGCTTTCTCAAGAAAGCGAGTGACCTCTGGCGGCAGGTTCGCAGCCTGGATCGCCTCGACCAGCCTCAATGCCTTCGAGTCGTCGTAGAGCTCGGAGACCTCTGGCTGCTCTCCGGTGATCTCGTAGATCGGAGCCACAATCTTCCGAGTGTAATCTCCGTAGACGACACGCTCTCTGTCGCCGCTCTCTCCAGTCTTGTCTGCAGAGTCCTCCAGCGAGAACGAGTCAAGAAAGTTTGAGACTCCAGTTCCGAGGTTCATTCCAGAGAGGACTCGAGAGGCCTCCTCGTCGGTAAAGCCTGCGAGACCGAGGTCGAAGTCGTCCTCCTTGAGTGCTTTCAACTCCTCGGCAAGCAGAGCCTCGTCCCAGCCTGCTCCGAGCGACAACTTGTTGTCGGCAAGGACATAGGCTCGGCGCTTTGACTCCGACCAGCCCGACACATCGATGACTGGCACTGCTCCAGACGGGATCGTGTCGCCACTCGGCAGCCGGAGGACCTCTCCTCTTGAATACAAGAGGCGAGCCGCTGCAAGTCGACCATGTCCAGCAACAACACCCTTGTCGTCTGCGAGGATCGGGTTTGTCCAGCCCCATTCGAGGATCGATGCTGCCAGTTGAGAGACCTGGTCGGCTGAGTGAGTCCGAGCGTTTCTGGAATACGGCACCAACTGGTCGATGCCTCGGAATACTGCCTTGAACTTGTCCATGATTGTCCTTGTTGTGCTGGAGGAGCGGGGAGCCGTTAGCCTTCGGAGAGGTCCCAAACGGCAGGGCGATTGTTCCAGAGGTTCGTTGACAACTTCTTGTAGCCTGCGGCCCGTAGAACTTGCCCGAACACCCTGGAGGTTGTCCGGCCGTCCACAAGTTGACCCTCGACTCGGTAGAGGTCGAAGTGACCAGTCGACTTGGCGGTGAAAGCGTTTGCGACAATCAGCCGCTTCGGCTGGAGGTCTCGGAGGACCTCTCGCAGATGGTCAATCGGAGCCTCGAAATGCTCAAAATATTCGGAGGCAAACACAAGGTCTGTCGGACCCTTGATTGCAGAGGAGTCTGCGACCATTCGGAAGCCGTAGACTGCTCCGAGGCTTGTGGCGATCTTGGTCTGGACCGTGTCGGGAAGGTTGGTTCCGAACACAACAGACTGAGGGAACAACTCGACCAGAGCAGCCGTGGTGATGCCGATGCCGCAGCCGAGGTCCACAATCTTTGCTCCAGCCTGGAGTCGGCCGGCAATCCCGTAAGGCGGCAGAGCCTTCGGCTTCTTGAACTCCAGCACATACGACCGACTGTAGAACGACCAGCAAGCCCAAAGCTCAGCGAGATACTCTGGCTCGCCATAGACGGCATAGTCTGGAGGTCCAGCCTTCAAGGCATCGTACCAACGGAGCTGCAAGGCCTCCAGAGTCTGAGAGACTGATCGCTGCTTCTTGGGATTCGCCAAGTGCAGCAGAGTCTGCTTGGCAATCAGAGCGAGGTCTCTGCCGTTCTGGACTCCGTTTGCTTCGAGAATGTGGTAGAAATAGCGGAGACCGAGATCGCCACTGAGCTCCACAAGAGGCACTGGTGCTCGTTGAACCTGCGTCATTGTTCGTCCTTTTGACAGTGGAGTGGCGGGAGGACACTCCGAGTTGTCTGGCCAATACCGAGTGGACAGTTGCTCGGCAAGTGGAATCAACCAGAGGTCGGACCTGGCAGAGCTCAGCTCGGCTCAGACAACTTTGATCGCTGCTCAGTTCTGCTCACGCAGTTTTGATCGTAAGTCCGGTCGAGCTCGGTTCTGGTCACGCAACTTTGATCGCTGCTCGGCTTTTGTCACGCAACTTTGATCGTGAGTCTGGACGAACTCAGTTCTGCTCACGCAGGTTTGATCGCTGGACTGGTCGAGGTCGGCTTTTGTCACGCAACTTTGATCGTCCATCGGCTTTTGCAAGACAACTTTGATCGTCCAGTCTGGTCGAGGTCAGTTCTGCTCATGCAGTTTTGATCGCTGGTCAGTTTTGCTCAGCCAACTTTGATCGCTGGACTGGTCGGCCCTGGTCCAGACAGGTCGTCGCGCTGCAGTGAGCGTAACCTTCACCCTCCAAAAAGAGGAGGAGCGCAGCACGACGACCGCAGACTGTCTAGCGGGTTGCCCCTGCTGCCGTCAACCTTCTGTCGGTGGCTGCTCTGCCTGCTCGGCACGATCTCCGGCCCGACCTCCAGCACGCTGCCCACCGTCAAAAACATTCGCCATAGCCGAGCCAAGGATGCCTGTCATGACGAGCAAAATGTCCTTGCTCATCTGAAAATACGCCGACCCGATGCCGTCTGCATCGACGCTCCCTGGCACATACCAGTTGATCAGCGTCAGCACGCCGAGGAAGCCCATCAGCGCCGCGATGCCAATGAAGATAAGCCGGAGGATTGACAACTTGCGCGCTGCTCGACGGTCAGATGCTGCAATCTCCAGCGCAATGCCGCGCTGCAGGCGCGCAACTTCAGACTCGGCTACCGTAGCTCGGGCCAGAGCATCGGCAAGTGTGACGGCAGGTTCTTGTTCAATCATGGTCACTCGTCCCAGTTGTTGATTTGACTCTCGAGCCTGTCAACTCTCCGGCCGAGGTCCTGAACATCGTCAGAGAGTCTGTTCAGAGTTGCTCCGTCTGGCATAGAGTCCAGCCTTTGACGCATCTCTCGAACTTCGGAGCGCAGTTCTCGCCACTCCTCTCGGACTAGGTCGGCAGCGAATCCAAATGAAACGAGGACAATCGTCGAAGCAAGCGAGCCAATGACGGTAACAATGCGCCATGCGGTCGGCAGTCCGATTGTGCTATTCGAGGCCGCTACTTCAAGCGGCTCAGTCATTTTGTTGACCAGTCTTTGCCGCATCGGCATCGAGAGACCTGTCGACAAGCGACTTCATCTCGACATTGCCAGCGAGCAGACCGGAGACAGCACCACCGAGAGCGATCCAGAGCGGGAGTCCGACAGCGGCAAGGCCTCCAGTGGCAACAGTGGCAATGATCGGAATCAACGACCCGACGATTGCTCCTCCAGTGAGGCCGAGGTTCAGAGAGCCTTTCGAGTGAGTCAGTTTCAACATTGTGGTCCTCAGATACGGGAGGTGTCGAACCAGCCGATAGTTCGGGCAATCTGTTCTGCGTCAGACCATTTGTGCAACTTACGGTACACTCCGTCGCCGTCCCTGGAGCCTGCAGCATTGGTGTTGCCCTCGACGGTATGAAAGCCGATGGAGTCCACGGCCACCACGATGCCGCAATGCCCCTGCACCCAGTTTCCGCGCCGAGCTTCGGTTGCTCCAGCCTCGTCTTTTGCTCGGACCCAAATCCAACCCGCGCCGATACGGCCTCGGTAGTCATTGAACAACGGCGTGCATGATGCCGCTGGTCCAGCCTTCCGAGAGCCTTTCTGCCAAGTTGTGATTGCAGAGCCGGAGCACCAAGCGGGAGGAGCAAGCCAGCCGCGTGACTGCATCATGCACCAAGCCACGAACGCAGCACACCACGGGTCGCCTGGTCGTAGAGAGACAGCCCGTTGATACTCCTCGACCCTGCTGCCCTTGTTGGCACCACCGACCTCTCGAATCTTTGCGTCTGCCTCTGCTGCTGCAACAGCGAGCAGAGAGTCAACAACCTCCAGTCCAGTCTTGACCAGAGCCGGAGTCGTGAGAGCGGCAAGAGTTGACGGTCCGAGTTTGCCGTCTGCTTTCAATCCATGCTGCCCCTGGAGAGCAGCCACGGCATCGGCAAACTCGACTCCCGCAGGATCGAGTCCGTTCAGAGGAGGCTGGAGCTCAGAAGCGGTCCAGAGGACTCCAGCCTGCTTGGCATTGTATGTTGCGCGAGCGTCAGACATCGTTCCTCCGGAGTTCACTTCTTTGCTGCTGGAGCCTTCGGCTTTGCAGGAGTCGGCTTCGGGTCTGCTGCAGGAGCCTTTGCTGCGCTCTCTGAGGCACCGTTAGCAGCAGGGCCTGGAGCGGCAGCAGGGAGCATAGCCTCGACAATGTTGGCTAGGTCTCTTGCCGCCTTTACGAGCGAGGACGCCTCCTCGGAGGAGAGCGAGACTCGGACGGCAGGACGACCAGCGAACCGAACGACGAGAGCCGACTGGTCAACCGAGAAGCGAGCGGCGCCGAGTTGACGAACAAAGTGAGCAAGGACTGAGTCGAACATTGTGAGACCTTACGGTTGACCGGTGCTGATCCAGTCGGTGCCGTCAAAGTAGACGACATAATCGTTGTCCGTGTCGAAGCCGACCGAGAACTCCGGCACCGAATAGACCACGCCTCCGGAGGTTGTCGGCAAGGGCAAGACAGCGAAGTCGGTGCTCGTCGAGAGTAGGGTCATTCCTGCCCCGTCTGCATACCAGAGCGTGCCGCGATCCATGTTGACCACGACCGAAGACGGAGTCGCGAGGACCGAAGCGCAGACCGCATCGAGGGTCGCATCGGTCACAAAATAGACTCCAGCAACTGGAGAGCCTGGAAAGGCAGAGCCGCCTCCAGAGCCGAAGGCGAGGAGCGACCGCATCATGGCACGACCGTCGAGGTCGCAAACGCTCGAATCGAGAACGCCTCGCCACCTGCTGCCGACCAAATGTCGACCGAGAGTCCAGCAGACGGATGGTCAAACTGAAAGCCGTTGAGAGCCGGAATCGGAGAGCCTTCGGGAGTCGAAGCATCTTCGAGGTCGATCGAGACGAAGATCGGGCTGCTCCCGTCCATGTTCCAGACCTGGAACGACGACACGGCAAAGGTCGAGAGGTCGACAGTCACGCGAGTGCCTGCTGCGTTTGCCGAGAACTGACTCCAGTCTACGGAGGTCGGAGAGCCTGCGGTGCCGGCCGTCCCAGCGTAGGTGAAGATTGCTCCAGTCTGGTGCCTGGTCAACGGGCCTGGAATGTTGACAATGCCTGCAGAGGTCGGCGTGACGCTGGACATGGATGACTCCTCGGTTCAGTCTGATTGTAGTCGCTTCTTGCTACGGAAGCAAAGTGCTTTGCCACTCAAAGAGGACTTGGCGGACATAACCGTCCACACCAACATCGATTGAAAATGTCCGGACTCCAGACGAAGGCAGCACGTAGGTCGAGGTGATTGTGTCCTCGCTAGCGGCATGGTTGTGAGTCGCCATAGTGACTGAGGCCGTATCGTCTAGCAGTTTGAGTCCGCAGTCCATGCCTCTTGTGGTCAGCAGTATCTGGTCAATCCCTGCTGGTATGTCGACCGCGACTCGGAGCCACTCGGTCGTCGGCTTGAAAACCTGCCAGCCTGAGCCGGAGGTCTCGACAAAGGAGAGGAGGACCGACCTGGAGTCCTTGTATGTGGCGTTTTGAGTCTCGGCTAGGTCAACGACTGAGCTGGAGAGGATAAGGTCGTTGAGCTCCACTGTCCCAACATCGATCACATGCATTTGTGCTGTCGGCCCGCTCATCGTCTGCCCCAAGCGAGATGCGCCGTCAAAGGACCAAGAGCCACAATCGCGCCAGAGTTGCCGGTCGTGTTATCGGTGAACCTGGTTCGGACGCAGTAGAGTTCTCCGCTCGTCCGAATGTCCTTCCAACTTGTGCTGGAGAGAGACAAGAAAGTTGTGATCGGTGAGGTTGCAGTTGACAGATCGAGCAGCCCGAATGCTCCATCGTGTGACCACGGCTGGCCGTTCGGAGAAAGCAGATGCCAGTTCGCATCTTGAGTCTCTTGCCACATTTGGTTCAGCCAATAAAAAACTGACGGAGCGTTGACAGCAGTGCCTGCCTGGATGACTCGCGGAACATTTGGCAGAGTCACTGTTCGAGTCTCAACGACAGTCGAGGTCGTGACATTGTAGAGCTCAACAGTGAGGTCGAGAAAGTTGCCTGCAGCCTGCCAGCCGTCTGGTCTGTCACGGAAGGGAGCGAGGACCAGCAGCGGCATCGAAATCTCGATGCCGACATCTCCGAACTCCTCGGTCGGCTCCTCCTCCAGCACAGACAGAGCAACCTCTCGACCCTCTTCGGTCGTGGCTGTATCGTTGAAGAACAGGAGTCGCCAGCATCCGGCGTACTGCTCTCCAGTCTGGAGAGCGTGAGCTCGGCCGACCTGCTCGTTCCGAAGGTCAACTAGCCTGGAGCCTTGCCAATACACATCGGCAACATTGGAGCCGACAACTTGGAACCAGCGAAGCATCGGGTCGTTGATCCGGTCTGGATGCTCTGAGTAGGGTGTGATTGACAAGGACCGGAGTTCAAGCATCCCAAGTTCTGCCCAAAAAACTGAACTCAAATAACCTGCATCTGTTGCTGCGGAGGCAGGAATCTGAGCTGCTGTTGTGACCTCAGCCAGCAGGGCTCCGTAGCAGTTGCCGCCGATTGCGTCGATCTGCGAATAGGCAACAGTGAACGGGGTGCTGCTCAAGAACTCTGGACCTCCGATCGGGTGATTGCTCCCTGGAATCGTCATGGCAAATCGGAACGCTACGAATGGCACATTGCCGTTTGCAAGAGGTGGACAAGCAACAGCCAAGTTGCCTCCAGCACTAGGTGTTCGGACAATCGGATACACATCTGGAGAAATGTACCAGTCATTGAGCCACTGGTTTGAGCTCCACTGAGCATCAGACTCCAGCGCCAAAAAAATGTCGTTCCAGCCTCCCCGAACCTCGACTCCAGAGAGAGTTGTCACCAGACTTCCAACTGAGAGTTCAACAGAGTTGGCATCCAGAAACGAGGAGCTCGGAGCCTGTCCTCTGTTGCCCTGGACAGAGAAAGCATAGACCCGAACTTTGCGAGTGAACACTCTGCCAGAGAGTTGAACGTCAACCTTTCGGATCGTATGGTCTCCGTCTCCGAGGTCTGGAACATAGTAGCGAAACGGGCCGAAGCAGGCCCAAGTCGCGTAGGCAAGCCGAGGCAAAAACGGCTCGACTCCCTCCGGCTGTGTGCCGTCTTTCGGCCAGCTGAACGACAGCGTAGGACCTCGCCACTCAATCAGATAGCGATTGTTCTGTCGCAGCCTCTGGAGGAGAGCCGTCGAGACCTGCGAGTGATCACCGAAGGTCGCAGGATCGGTCGCGGAGGACGAGACAGAGATGAAATCTTGTGGAGCCGCCATTCAGATTCCGAACACATCGAGGTCAAAGAAAGCGTAGTTTGACGGGGCTGTATGCCACTGCCCCTGGTCGGCAAAGGTGACAATGTCTCCAGCAACAGGCACATACGCTGGACCTCCTCCAGCCGTGGTCAAGGGAGACACCACCATGTTCGGACCAGCCACGGAGACGACCGTAGACGAGTCTGTGATGCGGTCAAGATGCAAGTCTCGCACGACAATCTTGTCTCCGACTGCGAAGGTCTCGGAGTCATACTTCACAAAGGAGCCTGTCGACGGGCCGTAGAGGTAGTCACCAGAGGCGTCTGTCGGTGAAATGTAGTGCTCCAGCTCAACGACTAGGTTCTCGTCGTCGGCTGCAGACACCACAAGAGCAGAGGCCCCGATGCGGTTTGCCTTTGTCGGATACAGGATTGCCGTAATCTTCGTCGTGCCGAGTCTCGGATCGTTCTCCACGGCTGTTATGTAGCCGAGCCTCAGCGATGGACTGGAGGCGACGAGGCCTGTCTCCGGCTCTCTGAGTCCTCGAATCTGCATGATTCTGTACTGCCCTGGTTGGGCATTGGCAGAGAGCAGGATCGACAGTTGAACAGTCTGAGCTTTCAACCGGAACAGAGCAGAGATTCGAGCCAGCCTCTCGGCATACCTCTGGATGACTGCTTGTGTCACATCACGGAACTCCACCACGGAGAGCAGACCTTCGGCCTCCAGATCGACAACCTGCGTCTGCCTGGTGATGCCAAAACTCGACTGGTATGCTCCAGTCCCGAACACGGTCACAGTTGTCGTGCCGTCAACAAGGACTCCAGAGGTTGCGCGAATTGCGTCGACTCCGACCTCCAGATCGAACGAGACTCCTCGCCCAATCATGATTGCCTCGTCTCCGATGGTCGGCAGCGTAGTGTCTGCCGTGTCGAACAGTGACCGGACTGTGACCCGACCAGAGTTGTCGACGGTGAAACTTGCTCCGAGAGGTCTGACAAACTTCCGAGTCAGCCATGCCATGAGGCCTTCGGAGGAGCCGTCGCAAATCTGCAAAACTCCCTTCCAAGTCCAGCCTCTGTAGACGGTATCGCGCAGCAGCACGATTGCCGCATCGTCAATGAAGGACGGAGGCATCTTGGTCCTCCAGACTGGAGGCAAGTTCGAGTCCAGAGTGCCGAGGTGACAGCGAAGCAGGTCCAGAGGATGGACAGCCTCGGTGCCGAGTGTGCTGGAGTAGTATGGTGAGGTCGAGCCTCCGAGCTCATTGAGCCCGTAGAAATCGGGATTGGAGGAGATGACCTCGAAGATACCTCCGGAGACACTCACGGCATCTGGAATCGGAGTTCCGTTGAGAGCGATCAGCCTCTCCGAGTTGCCGAGATACAATGTTCCGATTCCACGGTTCAGTAGATCGGCAACGCTCCAGCTGTATGTTGCTGCCCAGACGATGAGCTCACCGACTGCAAGCAGGCCTCCAGCAGCAGCGCAGATCAGTGAAGCGTCTGCCTGCTCGACCCTGGAGACGATTCCAAAGTTCGTGGTCGTCGCCGGATGCGGCACCCTGTCGCGAGGACTGAAGCCTTCGACGCCGTCTGCGAATGTGTAGTTGGCAATGACCGAGTTGATCTGCTGGTCTGCAAGGACTGCCAGCACATCACGGGCGCTGACTTCAAGAGTCGTCTGGTCGTTAGTCCAGACTGCTCCTTCGAGATAGTATCGGGAGTGAATCGTCTCCGGTGAGCTCCCGTCTGACTGCCACACCATGACCTCTCGGTCCTTGAGAAACGGAGAGGCAAGAAAGATACGGCTGTCGTTGTAGGGAGGACGCTGAGAGGCGAACTCTCCGAGATGCTCCTCGATGAAAGTTCCAAAGTGACCCTCGACTCCGACCGCTCCGATTGTTGAGCGATAGCCGCCTGGTATCTGGTCCACGACAACGATGATTCCGAGCGGCAGATTGACCTGCTCCACTCGGAAGGCCTCTCTGCCCCAATAAATGATCGAGTCCGCATCGATGCCGCTGGCCGCAAGTTCTGTCGGGTCCACATAGATAACGGTATCTGTCGGTCCAAAGTTTGTGATTGCGTAGACGGCAGGTCGAGAGGGAGTGGCAGCAAAGTATGCTGCAACCTCCGGCTCGGAGTCTGGTATGACCAGCTCAACAGACAGACTGCCCTGCTGAGGATCGCCCCGAACTGGAGAGACTCCGGAGTTGGCAACATCGATGATCGGGATGCCGCTGTCCCTGGCAATCAGTGCTCGGTAGGCATCATCGAACACAGAGCCTGGAGGCTGGAGCGAAACTCCAGAGGTAGCAAGCGGGAGCGGCGAGATGCTTTGACCAGTTTGCTTGCCGAGGCCTGCGAAGGTCACGATGAGCGCAATCTGCGACCTCCAGACTGTAGACATCAGACACCCTCATACAGAAAGGCAAGTTTGAGGTCTCTCCGACCTCCGGTCGCTGCTGTCCTTGTGATAGTCGGTGAACGGAGACCTCGAATCGGGTCCATGCCTTCGGGGCATTCGCCACTGGCGTGAATCCGGAGAGGCCCGACTGTCTCGTCATCGACTGCCTGGTCTCCGACGACAAACGGAGTGCCTCGAACGGCGTAACTCCACCAACCCGATGGATAGTCCAGAGCGCAGAACGGCGCATCTGTTGCCACTCCGATTGCAGCAGCCCAAGCAGGCTTGGCTGTGCGGTAACGCTGCATCCGAGCTCCATGAACACCGAGCGTGCCGTCGAGATACAGACTCCACCATTGAGGCAGCAAAGTCGGGTCTCCGCTCATATCGACCACGGCAATCGAGCCGTCTGCAGTCATTGCAGAGTATGACACCTGTGCTGGAGACGGGAGCATACCGAGGTCGTTGGCGCGGACCTGCGGAAACCAAGTGCCGGCGGGAAAGGTCGTCGCTGCAAGCCTCATGTTGCCAAGCCCTGGCAGCGTCGAGGAGGTCGCTAGCGGCAGACCGAGCCACCGCCAGTCGAAGTCGGTCGCAACGCCAAAGATCAACTGGAAGGTCGTTGAGATGCTACATTCGAGTCGACTCGCGAAGCCGGTCGCGACGACAGCCGATGGTGTTGTGAACGACCAAGTTCCGAACGCTGATGCAAATCCGGCAGGGAAGCCTGGAGCCGTGTTGTTGTTGAGCGTGTCGACAACCTTCTTTGCTAGTGAGTCGGAGCCGACTCCGTTCCGAATCAAGAACAGGTCGTTGGCCGTCAGATCGACTGGTATTGCATAGCCTGCGCTGGAGGCTGGAGCAAAGAGCCGGAGCGTCGTTGTGAGCTCACTTGGATAGGCCGAAGCAAAGTACGGCACGAAGACCTGCGCTGAGATTGCCATTGTCAGACTCCAGAGCCGCCGCGAGCAGCGACAAAGTTGAGACGCGATTGCATCGTGCGGATTGAGGCCGCATCGTTGGTCACGATTGTAACAGGAGACCTGCCGCCTTCAAAGTAGCCGTATGACGACTCGGGCCTGGCAACAGCTGTGGTCGCTGCCGCAGACTGCTGGACTCCGCTCGCTCCAGTGGTGCCAGTGTCGGTTGACGAGTCTCCTCCAGACATAAAGCCGGACAGAGCCTTGAGGCCGATACCAGCAGCGAGCAGTCCTGCTCCAGCCACGGGATCGAGGAACATAAGACCGATGCCCTGCTTCAAGAACAGGTCGCCCCACTGTCCAGCGATCTGGCCGACCAGAGCCTCCATCGTCGAGCCGAGAGCATCTCCGAAATCGTCTCCAGATTTTGCAGCCTGGCCGAGTGTCGTGCCGATTGCGCTGAGAGCGTCCTGCATGTTCTGCAGTCCGAGTTGCTCGGAAGCGTCTCCGAATTGTTTCCACTGCTTTGCAATGTCTTTCGCCAACTTCTCTTCGGCATCTTTCTTGGCCTGCCGAGCAGCCTCCTCGATAGCAGCCTTGGCTGCTGCGATAGCCTCAGCTGCCTTTCGTTCCTCCTCCAGTCGGAAGCCGAGGTTCTCGGCCTCGACTGTGCTGAGGTCCCAAGTCATGTCCTCAATTTTGTCAAACTCGGACTGACGCATCTCCAGATACTCGACCGAGAAATCGCCCGTCATCTCTTGAGCTTTGAGTCCAGCCTCGTATTGCTCCTTGGTGATCTTGGCGTAACCTTCCGAAATCTCCTGCACATACAGGAGTTCGTCGGTCACCGGCTTTGGGCCTCCGGTCCTCGGAGTCGTGACTGGAGTCGACGTAGGAGGATTCGCCGCCAAGTAGGCAAGTTCTGCCGCCTTCTGAGCATAGTTCTCTCGGATGGTGAGCAAATCATTGTTCTTCTGCTTCTCCTCCTCTGTGAGAGCAGCGGCATCCTGATAGGCTTGAGCTCTGGCAGCATTCGATGAAACGCGAACCTGCGCCTGGAACGATGCATCTGCATTCAGCAGTTCAATCGCTCGTTCTCTGTACGACATCATTGCAACGCGACGCGACGACTCTGGACTCTTGACGTCCTGCATCGCTTGAAACATTTTGTGTTGTATTCCGGCCTCTGTCTCTGTTGCCAGAGCACGCGACGCGGCTAGGTCGGCAGCAGCATTTGCTCGAAACTGTCTTGCCTCGTCATTGTTCATGAGCTGAGCATCGATGCTCGCCAGTCCAGCCTGGTATGACTCTGCTGCTGACTGCTGCTTTGACTTGACTACATCACCGAGTGTCTCCAGCAGTTCTTTGTAGGACTTGTCCTCCTCTCGCGCTGCAGCGGCAGAAGCATACATTGCGGCAGCGTATTTGCCTTCCATTTCGATGTTGATCTTCTGCTGGTCACTCAAGGCAACTGAGCCGTCAACCAGAGTCCAGAGGCCTTCGGTGAACAGTCGGATCGGAGAGAACAGCGACTCTACAACAGTCTTCGTTCCTCCCAATAACAGGTTCATTCGCTTGGCGTTCTCATTGAGGTCGTTGCCTCCGAGAACTGCAGCTGCGAACTCTCCCTGGATCGCATTCATCTGAGTCTCGACTCCCTCCCAAACCTTCATTCCCTCTGGCCCGTAGGACCGGAACAACTTCTCGGAGGAACCGAGGAACATTTCGGCACCTTTCTGGACTCCAGCGAAAGCGATACCCGCTCCGCCAAGAGCCTTGATGAATCCTCCTCCTCCGATACCAGAGACTACGTTGCCAGCGGCTGTGTCGGCGTCGGCAGCAACCTCTCGGAGCATGTCGCTGAACTTCTTGCCTTCGACTGCCGCTCCAGACATTTTGCCGGCGGCTGAGCTGGCGGATGCGCCAACGCCCAAGATCGGAGTCTTGGCAGATGCAGCCTCCTTGCCGACCTGCGCTGCTGCAGCGGCAAACTCTTCGGCTGCTCCGGCTCCGTTTGAAAACAACTCCTCTGCTTTCTTGGCAGAGACAGAGGCTGAGTCCAGCCCTTCACCTGCCTCGGCAGAGGCCTCTGCCACTCCCTTCTGTGCCTCCTCCAGCGACTGTGCTGCTTTCGCTACTCTGGCGAGACCTTGTTCTGCATCTGTGGTCTCTGCTCTCGCTTCGACAATGAGCTCCTCTTTGATTGCCATTGTTACCTCTCGTTGCGCTGCG